TCCAGAAGTCATTGTAAGATAGTTATCTGCCTTATAAGCAATAACAGAACCTCCATTAAGTTCTAAATTCCTTAATGTCATTGCTCTTTGATGAAGTTTTCTAACTCCGTCTTGAAAACCAAAACCCCCACTTACAAAGTGAACATTATTACTCCCATCTTTCATTACTTTTCCTATTGGTATATTTCTCTTATCTGCGGCATAAGGATTTGTTTCTGAAAGAGTTATTGTTGGACTTCCATCATTATAATTTAATACTACAAAATAAGCAGTGGCAGTAGCAGTAATAGTTTGGTTTGCTTGTTCGGCAAGAGTTACTTTTCTTAATGCACCTGTGACTGAATCAGTAATTCTTAATAATGCAGTTAAAGCAGCAACTGTAAATGTCCCAGTTGTTCCCTCTGATATTTCTCCACCTGAAACTATCATAGGAGACTCTCCATAATTTAAATCATCTCGTAAATCCTCAACTATTTTTGCTGTAATTCTTAATTGGACTTTTTCATCTGCATCGTGAGAAACAGCAGTAGTCCCCTCTTGTTCTCTTACAACAGTAAACACATCATTTGTTCTTGATGTGCATAATAAAATTTCATCTTCAATTGTAATATGAAAATTAGTAGAAGGAAAATTAGCACCCTCTCCAGTTGCTACTGTTAAAGATAAATCACTATCTGTTATCCCAGATGCTAAAGTGCTTTCCGCTCTATTTTTTACATTTAAGAAAGCCATATATAAATATAAATATACTATATTTCAAACTATTTCATCGGATAATTAAGTTATTTCAAGATCAATTGTAAATTCAATCTTGTCGCCATTTGCTAAAGCAATCCCTGTGAAATCTCCTTTAACAATTAAAGTTCCACCTGTGGATTCTGTAAAGTTTCCAGCATTTGTGATTGTTTGAGAAGAAGCAGATGTTAATTCAGATACCCATCTTATTTTATCTGCTGATGGTTGAGTTCTTGTTGCTAATACTCTTGATTCGGCTGCCTCAGTAAAAAGAGTTGTATCTCCTTTCGCGGCAGTTCCAGCACCAGTCCCCCATCCAATATAATCTCCTGTGGTTTGGACAGTCTCATCTAACTTATCAACTATCCAAGCCTCGCCTACATCTGTTAATACAGTTGCCATAATTATTGTTATTATTTAATCCCTCCCTGTCTTTTTGCCGACTTTTAATTTAATTTGGAAGCAGGAAATACCTTTTTACTTCCGTCCTCCATTATACAATTATACTTATCTTCGCCTATTTCTGAAATAATGATACTAAGAACTTTTAAGATGCCTAATTTTTCTAATTTTTTTTTAGGAACATCTGGCTGATTCTTATTTCCATTACTCTTAATTTCTTTTGTCATATTACTTAATGGTTAATTTCGGCTTTTTGCCGGTAATTAAACGATATAAAATCCTAAAAGGTTCGACTAATCCCCCTATTTATCTAAAACAAAGCACTTTCTGGTCTTCGTATTTGCCAGTAGAAGCCCTGTAAACTCTTGCTTTCATAGATACTTTTTTTCCTATTATTGCTTTTCTTAAATTTTTATTCATAAAAATTATCTTTAAATAACTCAAACCTTTCTTTAATAGACATTTTTTCTATAATGTCCCAACTCTTATTCCACCCTCTTATTATATTCTGTATAAATCTTAAAATACTCATATTGTTATCCGAGGGGAGAATCCCAGCTGGCGAAATCTCCCCTACGGTTTAACTTCTAATAATCTATTGCCATTAAAGCAACATAAGCAGTCCCTGATGTATATCCATCTATTGTTGCTCTGACAAAACTCCAAGATTCGTTTACAGCAAACTTACCACTATTTACTATTTCACCTAATTCTACAAAAGTTGTTCCGTCATAAGATCCATAAACCTTTGCTGTGGCAACTACACTATCGCCATAAAAAACAAATGTTTTATGAAGATATCTTAAAACACTAACTGCATCACTTGTTGCTGTTCCTGTTTTGGCATCTAATAATAATTCTTTTTTAATCATATTTATAAATTATTTACGACTTTAATTGACTCAGCACTACCCTCCTATTTTTTCCGCAAGGATAGAAGGGTAGAATCAATCAATTACATTTCAACTATTTCTTTGGCTTTTTGTCAGTAGTTCCTTTCTTACTCTTTTTGATATCTGCTTTGTCTGCTTTAGTATCAATTACCGGAACTTTAGAATCTATCAGTTTTACAAGCCCATCTTCTAACAAAGAGTTTGTAGCACCTAATTCTATTTCATCTCCAGCAAGATAATACTTTCCATTATATTTAGCATTTGCTAAAAATTTGTAAATCATAATTATTTCTTAGGAATTACTTTGACAAATAACCAACAAGAACCAGCGATAGAACTTTGAGTTGCTGTTAAGGCATTACCTTTAATCTCGTCCCAATTTGCAGTATCAATAACAGTAGTTCTGGCAATAGCCGAAGCTGTGCTGATATCTAATGCACTTGATATAGAGTTTCCATCAGCATCCTTTAATGTGATTACTTCAGAAGTAACCGTAGCAATAGGATATGCTACGACATCTATAACTCTAACTGCCTCTTTTAGCGTATAACTAAATGCAGTAGCAGAAGTAGATGTGCAATCCATCACAATTGTGTAGGATTGAACCTCATTGTCAGAATCAAAATCATAAGGATTTATAGATCTCTGATTGAAAACCTGCGTCATTCTCTCTTTAATGTAACCCATAATAGTAATCCTTGTTAAGCAACAGGAGCTTTAATCAAGTAAGCAGCATCTACAGTCAAGATTTCTCTTGTGTAATAATCGTGCTGTCTAATCCAAACTCCTTCTCTGTCTTTGTCATACCACTTATCAACCGATTTCTTGTATTGGAAGTGATAGCCAAATCCTACATTTTTTATGGAAGGTCTCTTAGGTATATACAATAACCAAGCATACTTTCCCCAAATATAGCCGAGAGAACTTGTTTGTCCTTCATCTGCTGTTTCTCTACCAGCGGCACCGATAATAACTTGATCCAAGTTAAGCAAATCTGCTAAAGCCGAAAGTGACATCTTTCCAAATCCACTATACTTAATTCTATCAATTAAATCAGGGTGATGTTTCAATTGGTTCCAGACTTCTTGTCCTAATACTAATGTATTGGCAGCTTTGAAAATCTTTGAACGAACTGATTCAATTCCTGTTTCAATATCAGAGATAGGATCTGAATTAGCGTAATCACTCCATTGGTCTGTTCCTGAAAGAGTTGTGTAGTTTGTAAGGTTGGACTCACTCTGCATATAAGATGCTAAATCGTATTCTTTTTCTATTAAAAATCTTTCAGCAAGATTTTCAGCAGCATCAATTTCAGGACTCATAGGAGATTCTGCTTGATCCTTTAATTCATCAGGCACTAACTCTTTCAAGGCGTGATCCTTACAAGTAAAGACGGAACTTTGAGAAACCCCATATCCGACCTCACTTGAAGATGCACCAATTCCCCTAAGAGTTCTTACTTTTCTGAACTTGGATTTGTCATAGACATAATACTTACCAGTAATCTTTGCAGTTGGCACGATTGGCAGAAGCTTCTCAGCAATGTAATCAGCGTTTTGATATGCGAGAGATAATTTACTAAGTAAAGGATCTACTCGGACACTTCTTGCAGTTGGTAACATTATATTGAAGCCTTGAATCTACTAATCAATAACTCAGCAATATCTCCAGCATCTGCGGCTTCTAAAAGAGTTCCAATAACCCAATCTTTGTCGCTATCAGCTGAAACTCCCATACCAGTAGCACTTGCAGTAATTAAAGCACCTCTTGATTCGGCATCTTCCATTTTAATCTTGGAAGTTCCACATACTCTAACGACAGCGGCTTCGTTTTCATCAGGATCGTTTTGAAGAATCCCAATTGCAACTGCAGTTGAAGAAGTAGCAAAAGTTACAGCACCAGCAGCACTCATATAAACAATTCTATATTGATAGTCTTGTAAATCAGCACCTGCTTTGAAAGTCATATCTAATACTCCAGTTTGTTGACTCATTTTTCAAGGTATAAATTATTTTGAAAGACCGACATATCTAACCCTTCCCTTTCTCACTCTACTATTCTCGTTCTGCTTGTTTGGCAATTTCTGGATTTTCAGAAAAGACCTGCTCAAGAGCTTGGCGATAAGAAAGTTCTTTGTCCTTTGACATCTTTTCTTCTGCTAATACTTGTGCTCTTTCTGAAGCCTTAACTGCTACACCAGAGTCTTTGCCTAACTCTGAGAACAATTTCCCCTTAGGAAAATCTCCTAAAATCTCTTCAAACTCATTCCTTTGTGCTTCGCTTAAGGAAAGTAAAAAATTTACTACCTTACCACGAGACTTAGGAAGAATTATCCCAGATTCTTTGGATTCACTAAAAGTAAATTTATCAACAATCGATTCAACCTCTTTTTTTCTTAAGATTGACATCGCCTTAACTCCCTCTTTGGCATTTCTTTCTAACTGATTAACAACTTTTTCACTCATTTGGATAGTTTTATCACTACCCTCTTGTTTGTCTTTTGGTTCATCATCCTTTGGTTCGTCATCTTTGGGTTCATCTTTTCCCTTAGGTTCATCTTTAGGTTCATCTTTCGGCTCGTCTTCTCCTTCTGTTAAAACATCCTTGTATTTTTCTTTGTCATCATCACTCAATTCACTTTCGTTTTCTTTAACAAACTTTGTTTCTTCATCAGTCAAATCTGTTGCGTCTTTTTTTAATATTTCTTCTAAATTCATATCCTTTTGTAATGTTTGCTCGGACAGAATAACTGCTTTTAGTCCCTTAAAATAAGGACTATTAGTTAATGCTCCACCGACCAAAACATTGTTATAAACTTTATGTGTTTCAGGATCTTCATAGGTAGTATAATATTCAGGACTGAAATATTTATAGGATTTTTCCTCTAAAAGTTTCCTTCCCTGCTTAGTCCATTCTACAACTGCCCATAGACCATCACGACCTTTATTAACTAATTCCTTAAACCAACCGATAGCAGGAAGTTCCTGACCAGCGGAATGACCTTCGGTAATTGGTAAATCTCGTCTAATATCATCATTAAAATTATCTATAAATTCTCCTACCTCTTTTTCACTTATCTTTATTTTCCCATAAATAGGATGTTTCCAAGTGCCTAACCCTAATACTTGAATCTCTGTAGTATTCTTTCCTTCCGCAAATATTAAATCCTCTATTCTAATAGGATAAATAAATTTTGATACTTTTTTATTCATAGATTTTTCGGAAGCCCTCCCTGCCCCAGGTCTTTCTACCCTTCGCATTAAGCCTCCACATTTCGGACACTTAATATCTGTGCAATGTTTTTCAGAAGCCATCTTATAACCACAATCTAAACATTCACAATTAAATGTCTCGGCAGCTTTTTTCGCTACCCATTTATCTTTGACTTTTTTATACTTTGTTTTTACTGCAGCCCAAGCCACAGCATTTGCCTTACCTTCATCTTTATATTGATCCAATGCAGAATTAAATGCACTAACCCATATCTCAATTGCGTGAGGTGGTAAATCTTTAATTCTTTCTGGTGGGTTTTTTATTGTATAGGGCATATTATCTTATTTTAGTGCTTTATTAAAACCTTGTCAAGTTATATTTTTCCTTTGCTCCTTAAAAAGTCTGCTGCTGGCGAACTCTTTCTAACAATAGGATTTCTTGGCACATTCAAAACATTTATAGTTTCAAAACTTTCTCGTAAAGAAACTGGTATGCCAGATATTGTAGGTTTTTCTGCTTCTGTTTTCATTATCTCAACCCACATACCACGACAGCTTGAATGAAATCCATCATTATGAGTAAAAGAATCATTCTTCCTAAACACCCTGCCATCTAAAGACAAACAATAATTGCAAGTCACATTATCTAATAGTTCACTTCTTTGTAAAGCATAAATCTCTTTATCATAAGCCTTAAATGTTGCTCGTCTACCTTGATTAATAGAGCCACTTACACTAATTGCTGGAACATTAAACGCAATACTTCTCGCTTCTCTTCTTACTGCTTTCGTAACCTTACTAATTATATCTGTCATAGATCTATTTTGCTGAAGCCCTAAAAGTAATGCTAACTTTCCTGACTTCATTAAACCATCTGCCATTAAAGCCGTTAGCCCATCAGCATTCTTTGACATATTTTGTAAAGATTTTGCTGGACTCGCTGGTGGCGTTTTCTTCATTTCGTGAGCGGCCATCATCTTTCCATATTCAAATAATTCTTTTATAGAATTAAATATCTCTTTTCTATACTCGCCCTGATATTTAACTGACATATTTTTTAATCTTTTTCTCCTTTCAGGACTACTTGCAGTTTCTAAAACTATTTGCATCTGTCTAATTAAATCATTGCTTGACATTGATAAAACTTCTTTCAAATCTTTTCTTAATTTATTTTCTGCCTCATCCATCTTTCTTTGTATGTCTTTAAAATTAACTTTCTGTTCTGCAAAGGTTAATCTTCTCCAACTTATAAACTCACTTGCTTCTTTTTTTTCAGGTTTTAATTCTTTTTCCTTCGGTTCTTTCTTTGGCTTTTTTTCTTCAATTTCTTCTTCCTCTGGTTTTTCAGGTAAATTCATTAATTCCCTAATATGATTTTCTAATTTCTCATCTGCTTTTATCATACCTGCTTGAGATAAACTTTGTAATGCTTTTGCAATTTTATCATACTCTATAATTCCAATTTTTGAAAACTTTAATTTAGGATAATTAACAACTGTATAATTTAAATCTACTAATTGTTTAATAGCATATTTGTTTATAGCATCTTGAATCTGTTTTGCTACAGCCACTAAATTATTATGAAATGTTGTTGACTGGTCTGCACTTAAAGCCCTTGATCCAGTATTACCTGCTCCCAAATCAAGAAACTGAGCCAATACACTAATAAGAATTTCTCTGTTATATCTTCTAATAGAACTATCAGGATCCCTCACCGTATTTCCTTTCATATCCTTAAATCCAACTTCCCAACCTTCTGGCTCAATTATATAAGCCTGTTCATTTGCTCTAATATTTTTCAAAAGAGTTTCTGTTTCTGCTCTATCTTTTGAAGTATAATTTTTTGGTAATTTTGCATAAGGTATTCCCAGCCCTTGTCTTTCAAAAGCAATAGCATTTATTTTTTCTATATGAGATTTCATAAACCAAGAACGATAAGCATTTCTTAAAACTGAAACACCAGTCCAATTATCGCCCTCTTTATTATGAGTAAATACTAAAAGTTTTTCTATTGGTATTGAAACATTTGCACCTGTTGGCAATTGTTGTGTAATTCCATCTTCACCTCCATCTGTTTGCCATTTTAGAATTGTTCCCGGTAATCGTGGTGCAAACTTCTTCCAACCAATCATTTCTTTCCCTTCAAAATCTACTGGTTGAAATACTTTCTCAAAGACCATAAAACCAAAAG